ATGAAGTTTTGCCGAACCATCAGAATCCCAATCGAGCATTCCTGGTGCTGCGGGATGTAGGCGAGCATCCTAAAAAGTCGCCCCATCAGAGCACCGTGATCGAGCTTTCTGCAAACGGGAAGGGTGTCGACGTAGTGTCGGCCATGACGATGCCAGACCGGACATTGAACAAGGCGAGAGCCTTGAAAGAGGAAATGGATACATCGCGGGCGGAGGGACTGCGTTCCCCTCATCCTCCTTTGGAAGCCGGTAAAACCGACAACCTCACGCGGCAGCAGACAAATTTTCCGACGGTCGACCGCGATGCTTCGGCGAGTATAACTGAGAAGCCCCAAGCTGCAACTGCCAAAGATCCCAGTGGTCAGCTTGGGAACGACGCTGCTTCTGACCCAGTGCTGCAGGTTGCCGATGAAATTCTTGCCCGGGCTGACGACATCAGGATATCGACTGGCGCAACGGATGCGGACGGCAACCCGGTGACCGTATCGGCCCGCGAGCTGCTGGCCGAGGCAGACGCCGATATCGCCAAAGCTGAACAAGAGTCGCAGGGCTTCTTTGCGGCCGCGGCTTGCTTTCTCCAGCGCGGTGTTGATTGAATGCGCCACTTGCAGTGGCGTTATGCCTTGGAGGAAGTATGAAAGGGTATTCGGTGATCATCGCAGCGCTGTTATTGAGCGGGTGCGCGACCGAGGCGAAATACAATGACAAGCTGAACACTTGGGTTGGGCAGGACGAGCTGAAGCTGATCCACCGTTGGGGCCCGCCGCAGCGTACTTATGAGACCGGCGGATCGAAATTCCTGACTTATGTGTTCTCGAACAATGTAGTGATGCCGGGATCCCCGTCCACCTACACGACCAACGTTTATGGCAGCACTGCCTACACGACCGCTACACCAGGTGTGCCAGCTCAGAACGTTGCTCTCGACTGCGAAACAACTTTTGAGGTCAAAGAGGCGAAGATCACCGACTGGTCGTGGCGCGGAAATAATTGCGTATCCGAGTAGCAAAATAGTCGGGAAACCGTCTAACCCTCCCTCATAGGCTTGCTTCCATCCCACAGGAGGCAAGCCCATGCGCCGTGAATGCATCACCGCCGTAACCCAAGCGATTGGCCGGTCACTCACTCAGCCCGAAGTTCAGGGCATCGAAAACCGCATCAAGCGCAACATGCGCGAACTCGCTCAGCGCGATCCCACCTGGCGGACAAAGACAGAAGCCGATCGGCTGAATGAATCTGCCACGCGCGCTGCGCAAGAGCTGGTCGCAGAGGCGCAGCTGAAAAAGCGCCGTGTTGCCCTGACGATCCTCGCGCACGACAAGATCGACAGCTATATGAAGCGCTTTCCGGACAGCCCGCTCGAAGGTCTGGACCGGATGCTGGCGTTCTCCAGCGACGGCAAGAGTGGTATCCAGTCCATTGAGTCAGCGACCCGCGCCATCCGTGACGACTCCATCAGCAAGATGCTCGACGTTATCGACCAGACCAAGGGCAAGTTCCTCGGCCTATTTCAGGACGAAGCGGGCAACCTCGCATTGGTCAAAGAGCTGCACGGTGAAGACTCCGGCAGCGCAGCGGCAAAGGCTGCGGCCAAATCTTTCGGCGACGTCACTGAGGCCCTGCGCCAGCGGTTCAACCGCGCCGGCGGCGATATCGGCAAGCTTGACGACTGGGCCATGCCCCGCGATCACTCGCAAGCGAAGGTCGCGAAGGATCGTGACGGTTGGGTTTCTGACCATGTGAAGTGGGCGAACCGCAGCAAATACCTGAATGAAGATGGTTCGCGCATGAGCGATCAGCAGCTGACTGAGTTCCTGCAGCATGCATGGACCACATTGGCCACCGGCGGCGCCAACAAGCTCGAGCCTGGCAATGCTGCGGGCAACGGCATGCGGGCCAATCGCGGCAGCGAGTCGCGGCAGATCCACTACAAGAACGCCGAGAGCTTCATCGATGCCCAGAAGAAGTATGGCGAGCGCAACCTGCTGGAATTGCTGATTGGTCATATTGATCGCGCTTCGCGGGATATCGCCCTGGTTGAAGGGCTCGGCCCGAACCCGAACAACCAGATGCGGTACTTCCTGGATGCGGGTCAGAAGGCCGCCAGCGAGGCGAAGCCCAATCAGGCCGACAAGATCGAGAAGCAGCGCAAGCACATCGAGAGCCTATATGAAGAGGTTGCCGGTACCCGCGAGCCGCCGGCGTCAGCGGCGATTGCCAACGGCTTCGACACATACCGCGCCTTGAACGTCGCCAGCCGCTTGGGCTCTGCCGTGCTCACGTCCGTTACCGACCAGGGTACGCTGGGCATTACCGCCGCCATGAACGGGATGCCGGTCTTGAAGGTGTTCGCCAATGAGATCCGGATGCTGAACCCCGCCAGCAAAGCGGATCGGCGGCAAGCCATGCGCGCAGGCCTTGGGCTCAATCAGCTGATCGGCAGCCTGAATCGCTGGGGCGCTGACGGACTCGGCTCAACCGAGCAAATCTCCGGGCGCATCTCCAAGTTCAGCCAGACCGCTGCCAGCAAGGTCATGCAGGCGTCAGGCCTCAACGCTCTTACCGCTGGCACTCAGCGCGCATTCGGTGCCACGATGATGGATGTGCTGGGTGACATGACCCGCAAGCACGCCGACTTTGCATCGATGGACGCCAGCGACAGTAAAAGGCTGATCGGGCAGGGCGTTACTGAGGCTGATTGGTCTGTGTGGCGCCTGGCACAGCCGGAGGACTGGCGCGGTACCGGCGACACCGTGCTGACCGCCGGCAGCATTTACCGAATTCCAGATGCTCAACTCACCACCCTGGCTCAGCAACTCAAGAGCACGCCGCAACGCCTCAAGGACGCAGCCGCCACCAAGCTGCTGGGTACAGTGTTGGACGAAACCAACATGGCGATCATTGAACCTGGTGCTCGTGAAAAGTCGATGATGCAGAGCGGCTTTCAGCGCGGCACGGTGAAGGGCGAGATTGCTCGATCGTTCTGGCAGTTCAAAAGCTTCAGCGTGGCCATGATCATGCGGCACGGCCAGCGCGCAATGGCGCAGGAGGGCTGGGGAAAGGCCGGGTACATCGCGGCGCTGTTCTCCACAACGACTGTTCTGGGGGCGTTGGCTATCCAGCTCAACGAGCTGGCCAGCGGCAGGGACCCCAAAAACATGCTGGACGATACCACCTTGGGCGTGCCCGGCCTCCGCTACGGCGTTGCGTCAATGCTCAAGGGCGGATCGCTTGGGCTTTATGGTGACTTCCTGTTTTCCGATACCTCACAGGGCGGCAGTTCGCCGCTGGCAGCACTGGGTGGCCCTATCGCCGGCGATATCGAATCGATCTTCAAGCTGAAAGACAACGCGGCGTCGGGCGAAGTCAACCAGACCGGGGGCAAGTTGGTGCGCTTGATCAAGAGCCACACACCAGGTGCAAACCTTTGGTACACCAAGGCTGCTCTGGATCACATGGTGTTCAACCAGATGCAGGAACATTTCTCGCCCGGGTACCTGGCCAACATGAAGGCGCGAGCTCGCAAGGAGTTCAAGCAGTCGTTTTGGTGGGAGCCCGGCGAGGCGACTCCGGCCAGAGGGCCAGACCTCGGCGCAGCATTGGGAGGCCAATAACCATGCGTGACGACCAGATCACCCGCTTGCAAGCGCTCAGCGAACGCCTGGGCGAAGTTGTCATCAATGAGGTCGACCCGCAGAACTGGCCGGGCGATGGAAAGACGCCGGCCGAGCTGACGCAGGAAGAGCGTGGCAATCGATATTGGTGCAAGAAGAACGCTGCTGCCACGATGACGTTGCTTCTCAAAGTGGTGAACATCGCGGGAGTCATGAACCGACAGCGGCCGGCGCCCGACGCAGGCCACGCCATAGACGAGCTGGATGGCGAGCTTGCCGCCGCTGAGCGCGAAGCGCAGGCCATCATCGAGAAGATGCAGAAGGGCACCAATGTCCACTGACCCGGAAAAGAAAGTCAGCCTGCTGGTTTTCTTCATGCTGTGGGCCCGGCGCATGCGGTGGGATGTGCCGGTCATCCACGTTCGAGCATTGATATGGCTGGAGGCCAAAGGGTCTCTGGCCGTCTTGCGCTGCTTCCGGGGCTTCGGTAAATCCACGCTGCTGGCGATCTACAACGCCTGGCTCTATTACAAAGACCCGACCTATCGAATCCTGCACCAGTCTGAGTCGGACCCCACGGCCTACAAGACCAGCCGTGACACGCAGAACGTCATCCGCAATCACCCGCTCACCCGCCATTTGTTGCCGCCGAACCAAGGCACTGTCGAGCAGTGGTGGGTCGAAGGGGCTGCGGACTTCCGAAACGCCAGCATGTTCGCCAAGGGCATTCTCTCGAACGTAACGTCGGCCCGTGCCGATGAATGCCAGAACGACGACGTCGAGGTTCCGCGCAATATCCAGACGCCAGAGGCCCGCGAAAAGCTCCGGTACCGGCTGGGTGAACAGACGCACATTCTGGTTCCGGGCGGCAGCAAGCTGTACATCGGCACGCCTCACACCCATGACAGCCTGTACGACGAACTCGAAAGCATGGGCGCCGACTGCCTAACGATCCGGATGTTTGACCAGGAGCACAGGATAGAGGAGGCGAAGTTTCACGCCTACGACGTGCCTTTCGTGCCTGACGTGGTTTTCTCGGGCATCGGCAAGCACGCAAGGGTGCTGACACAGGGCAAGGACTATCAGCTCACAAAGACCGGGATTGCCTTCTTCACGCCGCCGGGCACGCTGGTGGACTGCTACGCGGGCAGTGCTTGGCCTGAGCGTTTCGATATGGCAACGCTCGAAACGCGCCGCAAGGAAACCCGGACCATCAACGAATGGGACTCCCAGTACCAGCTCCACTCAAAACCCGTTACGGAGGTTCGCTTGAACCCTGAGCGCATCATTCCATACGACGTGCAGCCCAGCTTTCGCGAAGCAAACGGCACTGTGGGCATGTTCCTTGGCTCGGCGCAGATCGTCGGCGCGGTAGCCTACTGGGACTGTTCCCTCGGCAAGATCAAATCGGACGCCTCAGCCTTGTCGCTGATCCTCACAGATGCGCGGGGTCAGCTTTACTGGCACATCGCAGAAGGGCTCACCGGCGAGCTGGCTGAGTTTGATGACCGAGACAGGATCATCGGTGGCCAGGTCTGGCAGGTCCGCGCCTTTGTCATCAAGTACCAGATCCCCTGCGTGGTTGTGGAAACAAACGGCCCGGGCGGATTCGTGCCGAACATTCTGAAACAGGCGCTCAAGGGTACCGGGTGCGGGGTGCGGGAAGAGCACTCCACTATTAATAAGCAGAAACGCATCCTTGATGCCTTCGAGCCGCCGCTGTCCTCGCGCTTTCTATGGGCCCACGTCGACGTGTTGCGAGGCCCAGTGTGGGATCAGATGCGCGACTTCAACCCGGCGTTGACGACGCAGGATGATGACTTCATCGATTCCGGCGCCGGTGCCATCAGCCAAACGCCGGTCCGCATCGGGCGGATAGTCGGGAAACCGACAGAGGTGAAGCGGGACGATTGGCGCCCAGATGCGGGCACTCATGAAGTACAAGTCGATTACTAGCCCGCTCGCACTCAGGGGTTAAGCATGACTGTTCAAGCAGGTCCTACGGATAAGCGCTACGCCGCCAATGGCGTAACCGCCGCATACACCATCCCATTTCTGCTGATCAAGGCGGATGACCTGCAGGTGTATCTGAACGATACACAGGTAACCTCCGGCTTCACGCTGACCGGACTGGGCGCGCCGAACAGCACGATCACGTTCAATGCTCTCTCGATCCCGACCGGTGATCTGTATCTGCTATTGAACGTGCCATTTGAGCGCCTGACGGATTACCAGGAGAACGGCGAATTCCGCGCGGCAACCGTCAATCTGGACTTCGACCGGATCTGGCAGGCGATAAAGCAGCTCGGTAGGTATGCGAGCAAGGCGCTGTCGTTGGGCGTAAACGATATCGACGGCCAAGGTTCCTACCGTGCGAACAATAACCGCATTCAGGATGTTCATGATCCCGTTCAGAATGCGGACGCTACCAACAAGCTCTGGGTTCAGCAGTATATCGGAGGCCTGCTCGCGGCAGGTCAAGGCCCTGCCAATACGGCGGCCAACGTGCTTTATGTCAGGCCTGACGGAACGACTCAAACCGTTCAAGACCTTTCGGGCTCTAACGGGGCATCAGGCATTGGCTGGGACGGTCGACCGCTTTCCGCAACGCTAAAAACCATTCGTTCGACGGACCTGTCTGCCAGTACGGACAAGGCTCAGGCCTTGGCGGACTTCGCCGCCAGCTTGAATGGACAGCGCGGCCGGGTTGAGCCGGGAACCTACATTATGTCGAAGCAGGTGAACCTGCCTGGCAATGTTGACCTCGACCTGACGGGAGTGGTGATGGATTTCTCGGCGGCAAACGTCGCCAACTTTCCCGATTTGTGCTGCCTCAAGTCGGCGAATGGATCGCTGTCTTTGCTGCCAGCGCTGAGCGCTGACGCTCCTGCTGGGACCTACGAGCTGAAATTTAATTCTGCACACGGGTTGCAGCCTGGGCGGGTGATTGTCCTGCATAACGATGCCGACTTTAGCTACAGCGGGTTCCGGGCAAATTACCAGCAAGGGCAGTTTGCCGTGGTCCGAAGCGTGTCCGGACTAACTGTTTATCTGACCTCGCCGCTCTTGTTCACAGCGCAGGCTGCCAGTTTTAAGACCTACGCCATGTCTCCGAGCTCTCCGAGGATAACCGGCGGTGACATTATCATGCCGTCGGTTGGTGTGATGGCTGCGGGCTTTATGTGTGATATCGCGCGGCGCCCGACGATTGATCAGATGCGGGTATATGGCACCTCGGGCGGCGGCATTGTGTTCCAGCGTACGCTTGGGGGCGTGTGTACCAGATCAGAGACCTACTCTGACCGCGATGGGGTTGCTGCTGACAACTACGGCTTTGTGCTCAGCAACAGCCAGGACTGCTATGCCGTTGAATGTAACTTCCATGCACGCCGCCACGCAGTGACGATGGGGGGAGCAGCCGGGCCCGGTAGCGTGCCGACCCGTTTCTGTGTCATCGAAAAATGCGAGTTAGCGTCGTGGGATATTCAGTGCGCCGATATGCACGGCAACGTCGAGCACTGCCAGTATGTGAACTGCGTGATGCAGAACGGCGTGACAATCAGCGGCAACCATAACGCAGTGCGAAACAGCACTATCTTCGCGCCCGCGTTGGCTTCCACCGGTAACGGGGTGGCCATCAGCATCAATGAGATGCGCGGTACCAGCTTCACGTTTGAAAACCTCAATATCGTTTCTTACGGCGATCCCTCGACCACGTCTCGGGGAGTGATTGACATCGGTGGCAACTCTAACGCCATGACTGCCAATACGGTGCTCGGAGGGTGTCTGTCTTTCCGAAACATCAACCTGAGTGCACCGAACGCTCGTATTCCATTCAAGTGCATCAATGCGGGCTCGAATGCGCCAAACAAGTCGATCATTTACGACGTGAAATGGAATGACGCGCCGGCATCCAGGACAAGCAACTTTTGGGCAGGCGTTGCTTCAGGATCGAATTTCGCGCGCATTGACTTCAAAGGGATGCGATTCAATGACGTGGGCGCGCCGGCAGGGATCACCGCAAACGCGGACTTTGTGTCCGGCTTGCGAGAAACCGGAGTAGCGACCATCACAACGGTGGCAAGCAGCGGAGTCCAGAACTTTGCCGTCTCGTTCACGAACCGGTTCCCGAAGGCACCAATCGTGACCGTGACCCCCAATCGTTCAGCGCCTGGGCCCCTGATCGTCACCTATGTCAGCGCTTCCGATGCAAACGGCTTCACGATTTCGCTGATCCCATCAAGCGGTACCACAACGGCTGGTGTCGTGATCAACGTAGCCTGGACCGCGTCTCTAGACGAGTAAGCATCGACGTCACTGAACGTATGATTGCCACTTTTCGGCGGTGGCTTTCAGCGTTTGATTGTTCGTCACCGACCAAAGCGCGAGCAGCTGAGCAATGTGCATCGCGTGATAGCGCGGCACCAGATGTGGTTTCCTTGGAATTAGGAACGGCTGCTTGGAGTAGGTGATGTATGTGAGGTCATACGCCGAAAAGCTGCCCATGTCGTAATAAGGAAGGATATGCGTGAGCGTGTCGATTCCCTGTTCGAAATAGCCGGCCGCCTCGCTTGACCCGGCCACCGTCGACCAGTCGTACAGCCCAAGCAAGGCGAACATGTAACCGTTCAGCGTGTATGAGTTGGGCGCTGTGTAGTACTCCAGGTAAAACAACTTACCTTTGAGCGAGGGGTCGAGATCCGCCAGGTTCGATCGAGGCCCAAGTGGGAAAGGGGTCTGCATGAATTTGAGCGCTTTCTCCCCAGCCTTGATCCATTTCTTGTCTTTGGAAACGTCATACGCGCGAGCGAACACGCTCAGAGCCATGCCTTGATCCATGCCCGACGTCCAGCCAGGTGCCAAGGATTGAATGGAGGTGTAATGGCGGTAAGGGTAGGGATAGCGCAGCGCTCCGTCTGACCCCATCATCGACAGCAGCTTATTCGCCATGATGAAGAATTTGGCCGGGTCTTTGCTGACGGTGTAGCGTCCGTGCTCCGCCAAGGCAGCAATTGCGACAGTGCCAGGCGAATAAAAGAATCTGCCTGCCTGAAAGATCATCGGCACGCCTTGATCGTCCAGCTTGAGCGTGTCGCTCGGGCGATGATTGACGGTCTTGCCGTAATTCAGGAAGTCGCCGACCGCTGAATAGCTTTGCACTCGGGCAGCAGCATCGATTCCAGCTTTCTTGTATTCTGCCACCGTGTCATCGGCCAATTTTCGTTGAGCTTCGGTGACGGTGTGTTCGGGCCAGTGTTCGGAGATGGGTTTGTCACACCCGGCAAGCAGTACAGCAGCTAGAAGGATGGCAGATGTCCGTGTCATGATTTCTTTCCGTCGATAGGGTCGGCGGATGGTAGGGGATTGTATCGAACAGGACAATATTCGATGCCAGCGCTGCCCCCTTGCGAGCTCCAGCAGTGATCTTTTAGTACAGGGCTTAGTACATCGGATCACAGCTTTTTGGGAGAAAACCAATAAAAACAATGACATATCCTGTCAGATGTGGTTCTCTTCGTCCGCACCAGCTACAGACCTTGACGGCGCCTCCAGTGTCCCAAGGTAAGAAAAGCCGCCTCGTGCGGCTTTTTTTGTTTCGAGGTATTGGTTTCATCGCTGTGCGGGTCCGTCTTTTCTGTCGATAGCGGGCTCGTCCGGTATGTTTCCAGGGACTGGATCGACGTCCGGCCGCGCTTTCGCTTCCTTTATATAGGTGCGCATCAGCCGCGTTCCAGACAGCTCGCGAGGGTGGAATTCTCTGCCTGCACTTCTCTGGTTGCATTCCGCTGTATTTACCCTCCTTCGGTAGGGTGACTTCTTGAGTTTGACCCACTAGAATGCTTGCCCTTGATTCTGGGGTCGGAAACGGCCGGCTAACGTCTGTGCAACGAGGAATATCCATGCAAGTTTCTGTTGAAAACACTTCCGCTCTCGAGCGCCGCATGACCAT